GCTGGGTATTGGAGTAATTACTTTGATGGAACTAACGATAGACTAACAATAGCTGACAATGCAAATTTAAGGGCTGGAACTAGCTCATTTACATTAGAAGCGTGGGTTTATCGCAATGCTGCTGCCGCTGCTCATACTATTTTTGCAAAAGGAGCGGCTACACCTACAGGATTTGTATTTGGAATTACATCATCAAATACTTTAAGATTTACGGACACATCTACTAACATTGATTCTACGGGTACTATTCCAGCAAATACATGGACTTATGTTGCAGTAGTTAGAGAAGGTACTGGGTCAAATCAATTAAAACTTTATATCAACGGAACGAATGACGGAACTGGAACATCTAGCACCAATTTTAATCAAACTACGGAAGCTAGAATTGGAGAAAATAGAGGTGCAACAGAAGATTTTAATGGGTATATATCTAATTTAAGATTTGTAATAGGCACAGCCGTCTACACTTCTAACTTTACTCCAAGCACTACACCACTTACAGCTATAACAAATACAAGGCTGCTTACTTGCCAATCTAATCGTTTTGTAGACAACTCAAGTAATAATTTTACTATTACTTCTACAGGGACACCATCAGTACAGCCTTGGAGTCCTTTTGCACCTACTTCTGCATATAGTACAAGCGTTAATGGCGGAAGTGGGTATTTTGATGGTACTGATGATACGGTGAGAACGACATCATCGTCTACTAATTTATCATTAGGTTCTGGTGATTTTACTATTGAAACATGGTACTACCAAACAGGAAAAGTAAGAAGTTTTCCTGTAACTGTTTGTAATGGCAACTTTGGAGCAAACGTATGGGCATTATCCGATAGGCACAATACACTTAACCCTAATTCTGCTTCGTTTTTTATTGGTAATGGTTCAATATTTATACTTGCTACAACACCAACACCGATTGGTAGATGGCATCATGTGGCTGCTGTTCGCTCTGGAAATACTGTTTCGCTATATCTCAATGGAATATTTGAAGCAAGCGCAACTTTTACAGGAAGTATTGATGGGGGTGGAGCGCAAAATATTTTTGTCGGTGGTGACCAAAGCCAATTAAGTCTTACTGCTTTTACTGGCTACATTTCAAACACTAGGATTCTAAAAGGTACAGCTTTATATACAGCCAACTTTACACCACCAACTGCTCCTTTAACAAATATTACAAATACACAGTTTTTACTTAACTTTACTAACGCTGGTATCTTTGACAATGCTATTAAGAATGATTTAGAAACTGTGGGTAACGCACAGATTAGTACAAGTGTTACTAAATTTGGTACTGGCAGTATAAGTTTTGATGGTACTGGTGATTGGCTTACTGCGCCTGACAGCGTAAATTTACAACTTGGCACAGGAAATTTTACAATTGAGGGATGGGTTTATTTAAACGCTATTGGCTCTGCAAGAGGTTTTGTTTCTAAAGGAACATCTACAACGGGGTGGTCACTTGGTACAAACTCATTAAACCAAATAGTATTTAATCATACTTCTTCATCTATAACTTCTACTGGTGCATTACTTGTATCTACTTGGTATTTTGTTACAGTAGTTAGAGAAGGCACAGGAACAAATCAAACTAAGATTTACATTAACGGTACAAACGATGGTACAGGCACGGTTGCTACTGACTTTAATCAAACTAACATACTGTATGTTGGAGCAGACAGAGTCGGTGGTTCTGCTTTAAACGGTTACATTGATGACCTACGTATTACTAAAGGTGTGGCACGATACACAGCAAACTTTACACCGCCTTCACAAGCCTTTCCTAATCAATAAGGATTTATATGTTAATTGCAAAAATTGAAGATGGACAAGTGGTTGATGTAGCAGACTACAAATCTATGTTTCCTAATACTTCGTTTGCCAATAGTGGGCCAAACGCAGAATTTTTGGCTGAAAACAACTGTATGCCTATCAATACTTATTTAGCCCATGATTCAGAAACACAGCTTTTAGAGCCTACAGAGCCTTATATTTTGGGAGATTGGGTATATACGGTTAAAGTATCAGAAAAGCCAGTAGTAGAAGATGCTGATTTAACTAATTCTTAATGTTTAGTTAATATGTTTCAAACCGCTTTCCAAGCCAATGCGTTCCAAAATAACGCTTTTCAGATAAGTGCAGTACCGCCATCGCCTTTTGATGATACCCATGACGGTTTTACCCCTGAAGAAATAAGACGGGCTAAGAACCTAGACCGCAAGATACGGGAAAAAGAGCTTGCATTATTAAAAGCCCAACGAGCAGACCGAGAATCTCGCAAAGCACGAATTAGGGGTTTAGTTGACCCATCAAAAATTGTTGCTAAACAGAAACAAAATAAACTACAATCTATTCAAGAGGTTAAGGCTGGTATACCGCCAGTTGATACTACAGAACTAGAGCAGTCTATCGCCTACCTTGAAAACCAACGAAGCAAGTTGCTAAGGGCGGTAGAGTTAAGACGAGAACAAGGCCAAATAAGGTCTAGGCTCGCAATACTTGAAACTCAACGCCTTGCTGAACAAGACGATGAGGAAAGCATATTACTACTAATCTAGACCCCCACGCCCAATATAAGTTAGCTTATGACCACCTACACGCAGGTCGTTATGAGCAAGGTTTTCGATTATTTGAGTATCGGTGGCATCCTGAAATAGTTGCCGAACAAGCCGTACCCTACGAACCTACTTTTAAAATTCCTGTATGGCGAGGTGAACCTTTATTGGGTAAATCCATCACAGTACAGATGGAGCAAGGCTTTGGTGACATTCTTATGTTTGCCCGATTCTTACCTGCATTAAAGGCTTTAGGGGCAAAACAGGTCGTAGTCCTACAAGAAAGCACACTTCATTACCTTTTAGGGCAGATTCATAGCGTAGATGTCTTTTCTAACAGCACTAATGAGGGCGTAGCAAGCCAATCAGACTACTGGATAGGCTCTATGTCGTTGCCGTACTACATTTCCCTATCTCACCCTCTTGTAAAGGCCATGTTTCCCGTTACCCGTAAGAAAATAGTGGGTTCTGAGGGCTATTTACACGCTATTCCTAGCAATATCCCACCCAAAATAGGGGTGAACTGGGAAGCATCTAAGCAAATTCTGTATTACTTGAAGTCAATCGACCACCGACACATTGAAGAATTGGTTGGAGATGACTGTTATAGCCTAAACCCTAAGTCTGACGGGCTATTTAACCCACTACCTGACGATGGATGGAAGAAAGATTGGGTAAAAACCGCCCAACACATGAAAGCTATGAAAGGAGTTGTAACTGTTGATACGGGTACGGCTCATTTAGCTGGTGCTTTAGGGGTTAGAACCATTGTTTTACTACCTAAAGAAGAATTTGTCTGTTGGCGGTGGAAAAATGCCCGTTGGTACGACTCTGTTGTATGCCTAAGACCCCATGAATATGACCAATTACCTGACCTTATAAGGAGAATGTGATGATTTGCCCTAAGTGTGGATATTCTGAATCAAATCATGTAGTTACAAAATCAGATAAGGAATCATACCTAGATTTTTGGGGATTTAAACTAGGAACTCCTGAAGCTGAAGAAGCATGGAAGCAAAAACAAGAAATGACCGCCAAAGACGCACCGATGGTCATGTCAGACATTGAAGGCTATGTATCGCAAGTTGATGGTTCTTGGATTAGTAGCCGAAGTCACCATAGAAGCCATTTAAAACAGCACAAAATGATTGAATTAGGCAATGATGTGCCAAAACAACATAAGCCTGTGGAATTAAGCCATAAAGACAAAGAAGCCCGTAAACGCAAGATTGCCGAGCTTGCTTACGCTAAATTAAACTATCGTTAAGGAGTAATTATGGCAGACCGCAGAGAGATGTTAGAAGCAGCAATGGCAGATGTAGAAATCCCACAAGATGAGGGCAAACCCTTAGAGGAAGAACATGAGGAAATGCAAGAGGAAGTTTCTCAAGACGAACCTGCTCGCAATGAGAAAGGACAGTTTGTCGCTGAAGATGAAGCGGTGGCAGAGGAAACGAGCATTGAGGTTACTTCAGAAGATGCGGATGAACCCGAACAGCCCGAAGAACAGCCTGAGATTAGCGATATACCAAAGCCTACGACTTGGAAGAAAGACCTTTTACCTCTATGGGATAAGATAGCCAAGGGCGAAACACTATCTAAAGATGAAAGCAAAAAACACCTTGAATACCTTAACCAACGAGAGAACGAGTTTAAAAAGGGCGTTAGCGTATATAAAGCGGAAGCGGAACGAGCAAAGGCTCTTGAGGAAGCAATTAACCCGTTTGTCCCCGAACTCCAAGCACAAGGAATACACCCTGCCGCATGGATAAACAACTTGGGTCGTGCCCACATGATTCTTTCAAAAGCACCCCATGAACAGAAAGTGCAAATGTTTCATAGACTTGCACAAGATTATGGGGTAAACTTAAATTTAAGTAATGAACCGCAACAACCAGTTGACGCATATACTCAACAGTTAATGCAACAACTTAATCAAGTTAATCAAGAGGTTAGCACGATTAAAGGGCGGTTTGAGCAAGAAGAACAAGCTCGTTTAAGTAATGAAATTGAACGAGTAAGAAGCGACAAAGAGCGGTTTCCGCACTTTGATTTGGTGAGGGAAGAAATGGCTCAACTACTTGAGCTAGGTAAGGCCCAAAACCTTGAAACGGCTTACGCAAAAGCGGTGCGTATGAACGATGAAGCATGGAAGTTTGAACAGGAAAAACTCCTAAAACAAGCTACCACGCAAGCATCTAAGGCATCTCAAGTAGCAAGAGCTAAAGCAACGGCTGTTAGCCCAAAATCCGTTACTCCTAACGGAACACAAGCAAAAGTCGAAGCAAAGGATAGGCGTTCTCTACTAATGGCTGGATTAGCCGATGCAGAGAGCGGTAGGCTTTAACTTAACTTAATAAAGGATATATCATGGCATTTGCAAACTCAGCAATCACCGATATTATCGCTACCACCATTCAAAGTCGTAGCGGTGAATTGGCTGATAACTTAACGCAGAACAATGCGATTCTGCAAAGACTTAACTCTAAGGGCAATGTACGCCCATTTTCAGGTGGTAATGTAATCTTGGAAGAAATTTTCTATGATGACACAACTACTAACAACGCTAGTTCCTATAGCGGATATGAAGTATTGAACATTACTCCTGATAGCCCAATCTCGGCCGCTCAGTTCAAAATTGCTCAATATGCTGCATCTGTAACCATGAGTGGTTTAGAAATGCTCCAAAACAGTTCTAAAGAAGCAATCATTGACCTCATTGATGGTCGTATGCAAGTTTCTGAAGCCCGTTTATTGAACCGCATTTCAGGCGATTTGTATGGTGACGGAACAGGTAATGGCGGTAAGAATGTGGATGGTTTGGCTGCCGCAGTAGCAGTTTCCCCAACCACAGGTACTTATGGTGGTATTAATCGTGCCAACTTTACTTTTTGGCGTAACCAAATTACCACAGGTGCAACTTCAGCAACAATGCTTGCTAAGATGACCGAAGCCGCTATTAAGCAGATTCGTGGCACAGACAAGGCTGACTTGTACATCGCTGGTAACAATTTGTATCAGTACTTTGTAAACGCATTACAAGCGATTCAGCGTATTACTACCGAAGAAAGTGGTGCAGCAGGTTTCGCATCCCTTAAATTCTATGGTGGCGGTACATCTGCTGATGTGGTACTAGGTGGTGGTATTGGAGCACAAGAAAATACAAACTATATGTATCTCTTGAACACCAATTACATCTTCTTCCGCCCACACAAAGAGCGTAATTTCGTACCTATCGGTGGTGAGCGTCAAGCCATTAACCAAGATGCGATTGTAAAATTGTATGGATTTGCTGGCAATATGACTACAAGCAACGCACAGTTGCAGGGTCTTTTGACAACTTAATCAATTAACCTAAAAAAAGGAAATTATCATGGCTTATTCAGTTCTTCCTATTGCAGGAGTTGATTTAAACAATGTCACTCCTGACAGTTTTTCATACACAGCAGGCACTACTGCTATTGACATTCCAGCGTTTGCTCCCTTGGGAACACAAACTTTTGGAAATGATGGCTTTCGTTATGTGTTTGCACAAGCTGGTGTCGCTATTGCCGCATCAACCGCTACTTGCGTAATCAACGCTTCCACATTCCAAGCTACCTTGGGTGCTGGTACATATTTGTCAGGT